CGCGCTCGTTCATGCCCATCGACTCGACACAGAAGCGCCTCGCCGTGGTCTACGACGACAAGATCACGTTCTACGCTTGGAACTCATCGACAAACTGGACCTTCCAGAGCAATCAGTCGCTCCAGACGCAAGACGTCGGCGTTGACTCTCAGGGTCGCGTGTGGGCGACCGACATCGGCTCGTATGCCCCCGGCATCCCCACGGGGTACCTGTCGCAGAGCCTGTACGTCTACGAGCCCTCGGGCGCGGCGGTGAACATCACCGTCAGCTTCGCGCAGTCGGCGTACACCTACACGGGCGCCACGATCGCATCGAGCATCGTCGTCAACGCCTACGACACGGCGGGGGCTCGCGTCGCTCTCAGCGTCACGTTGACTCGGGATACGACGAACTTCGACTTCGCAGGCAGCCCATCGACGGTAGTCACGACGAGCACCAGTGCTGACACGATCGTTCCGATCAGCGTCTTCGGCACCGGCCTCCTGTCCGTCCTCGCGGTGCCCACATGACTGTGGCGGTGACCACCTACGTCGCCGCCCTGACGCAGACGTCGGCGGTCGTGGCGACTGCTTATGTCGATGGCGTCGACCCCGTGACGCCTGTCGTTGGGTCGGCCTCGGCGGCGGCGTTGGTGTCGTGGGGACTCGTTGCCGTTGCGGTCGCGTTCTCCAACACGCCGGTCCCCCTTGTTTTGACACCTGAGTCTGCCGTAGCGTACTCGACAGTGTCGGGGGGAAACTTTGTGGGCCGAAACATCCTGCAAGTCAAAGCCGTTGCTGTGGTCCAGCAGTCCGACACAGTCACGCCACCCGGACCCACCAACCAGCTCTCATTTTTCTGGGGTTGAACAATGACCGTCATCCAAGTGGAAGATGCCTTTCCCTTCGCCGTCCGCATCTACGTCAATGGCGCAGCTGTCGTGTGGCAACCGTACAATCCGAACAGCGGGGCGCTTTGGGCGTCGAAGGACGAAGCCCGGACATGGGCTGACGAGACGGCGCAGGCGAACATCGACGCTGGCCTTTGGCCACCTCTCGGTTGAACTGATCACAGCGAAGACGTTTGACACATGCTCAAACTTTGAAATGAGGCGCACATGTCCATTCTCCGTATCACCAACGTATCGCCGGGAAATCTCTGGCTGCGCGACCTCTACACAGAACTGTCCCCGGGTGAAACCGCGACCATCAAGCGCACTCCTGCTGAGATGGGGGACATGGTTGGGCTGCAAGAGTATCTTGCCAACGGTAAGGTCGTCGTCGACATCGATCTCGAAGCCTATGAGTCGTCAGGGGAACTGGTACCGGTCTGGCCTCTCGGCCTCAACGGGCGTCCCGCAGTGCCCACAACGGTCGCGCTTCCGCTGCTGAACAACCGTCTTGGCGACACTCGCCTCGTCATCGACATCCTCCAACAGTTTGCTTGGAACGGCACTGTCTGGGTCGGAATCGGCGGAGGCGGAGGCGGTGGTGTCACCTCGGTGACTGCCTCGTTGCCGTTGTCTTCGAGCGGAGGCGCTACACCCGCTATCAGCCTCGGCACCGTTGGTGTCGCAAAGGGCGGTACTGGTCAGACGATCCTGACGGCCAATGCCGTTGTCCTTGGTAACGGAGCGCTTGCCGTGCAAACGGTGGCTCCTGGTACCTCCGGCAACGTGCTGACGTCAGACGGCACCACGTGGTCTTCCGCGCCATCCTTGGCGACGGAGTACGATCAGCAGATTTTCGTTTCAGATGGCGCGGATCCGCTCGTCGCCACTGGCGCGCCCCTGCACCCGTTCGCCAGTGTCAGCGCCGCTATGGCTGCAATCACCGACGCGACGCCCACGAAGCGATATGCGATCTCGGTGGCTGCGGGTGAATACACCGAAGCCTCGGCTCTCAATCTCAAGCCCAACGTGTTCATCATCGGCATCAGTCGGGACGCCGTTCGCATCACGGCTCCGTCCTTCGGCCTCGACGCATCGTTCACGGGCGCAGCGGATAACCGTTCGGGAATCAGTAACGCGATTGTGACCGGCGCAGCCTCGTTCGACTTTACGACCGTGACGAGCACTGCGGGCAAGTTAGTTTTCAGTGACGCGTCGTTCAACAGCGCCGTTACGTTGACGGGCTACAACAATGCCACCGTGCAGGCGCAGTTCTCGGGCTGCCAGATGTTCGGGGTGTTCACCATTCAAGGCGTGAACGTCGGCGTCTTCAATGATAACATTCTCTTCAGCAACATCATCTTGACACAAAGCCCATTTGGCGGAGTCCCCACGTTCCTTGTGGCGACGGGCGGTTCGTGCGGGGGCACCGTCACGGCGACCACAACGGTCAACGACTTCAACAAGCGCATCAGCGTCTTTGCGCGGTCATTCTGGATGAACGGCCCTGTCACCTTCGATGGGCCTTCGTCGTATCTCGACTACACCGTCGACAGCATCCCCGCTGTGGGCGTGACGGTCCTGAATGGGGCGTCGACTACATCCCTCAATCCGAGCGCAGTCGGAGCCAACACGGCCTTGAGCAACTTGGTCTTCCCGACGGCGGTCAACAACCCGATTGTTCCTGCTGCCACCAACGCCACCAACTCTGGTGACTGGGACAAGCAGTGGATGTTCGCTTTCAACTACGTGAACCTGTCATCAGGTACCGAACTGTACGTCGCATCGGCTGGTACGTCGGCTGTGCCGGACTCAGTGGGTCGTGACATATTTGTAGAGGCTGACACCTATGGGTTGCAGGCCAATGTCAACGGCGGCGACATCAGCATCACGACTCAGGCAGGTGTGTCGGGCACGGGCGTGCGAGGGCAGATCGCACTCAACGCACGGAATATAGAAATATGCGGCGCCTACACTCTTCCGAGTGTTGACGGCACCGCTGGCCAAGTCGTGACGACAAACGGGGCTGGCGTTTCTACATGGTCTGCACCGACTGGTGGTCCGCCGTCTGGCGCTGCCGGTGGTGACCTCACTGGCTCGACCTATCCGAACCCCATCATCTCGTCCTTCGGCGGCAAGACTCACTGGGTTGTTCAGGGTGGCAAGTACGCCACGCTGCAAGCCGCTGTGGACGCCACTGCCGCTGGCGACATCATCCTTGTCGGTCCCGCGCCGACGGGCGCACCCCAGAATGGAACTTGGGGAAACGTGACGTTTCCTGCGCAGAAGCGGTTGTCCGTCGTCGGCCTCACCGGAGGTCAAGTCAGCACACAGATCAACATCGGACTCGTGACGTACTCGCCCACCACGGGCTTGAACATCAACGAGAACGAAGTTTTCCTGTGCGGGCTTTTCATCAACGCCAACTACGCAGGCACGCCCGGCGTGACCTTCGGCGGCACAGCACCTGCTCTCATCCGTCTGCGGGCGTGCTTCCTCTACAACTCAGGAATCAGTGGCGACGGTGTCTCTGTCAGCAACTCTTCGGCGTCGAGCAGCTGCTATCTCGACAACTGCACAGTCCAAACGAATTCGGCCAATACGACTTCGATCATGGTCAACCACCAAGCGGGTTACACTTGGATCAAGAACGGATGCGACATCGCTGGCGGTCAGTACGCCCTGCGCATTGCAGGAGGCTCGGTCGAAGCATCCGATGTCATCTTTGAAGTACCGGCTTTGGTCACGGGCACAGCATCAGCCATTGCCAACACGACGTTGACCGACGCTTCAAAGACTTGGACCGTGAACGCCTTCGCGGGCCTGAAGGTCTACATCAGCTCGGGCGTGGCTGGGTCGGGACAGAGCCGCACGATCATCAGCAACACAGCGACGGTGCTCACTATCTCCTCGGGCGCAACCAACTGGTCGCCAAATCCCAGCGTCGGTGCGACCTACAGCATCGGCACACCACGCGAGACGATTCGCATGGATGGTGGCTCGGCCTCCATCGCCTACTGCACGATCCGGGCGCCCATCGGTGACGCAACGGGCGTGAACTTGGCCGTCGCTGGCGTGCTCTTGGGCATCAACAACGCCTCCCTCTCCGTCGCTTCAGGCGGCGCGACAGCAGGCACAGGGACAGGGTACGCAATCAACGGCCCTGCGGTGGGCAACGCATTCTTGGCATACGGACAAGTGGCGTACAGCAACTCCGCGCTGATTCCGTACAACGTCAAGGTGAAAAACACGATCATAGCAGCAGCCGTGACGCAAGCGTTCACGGTGTCACCTTGAACTGACTTCAGGAGCACCATGCGCCCCGGCTCTATCAACAGCTTCACTCCTTCTCGCGATCCTGTGCCGCCCTTCTCGGAGTCGTTTGAGTTTTCTGGCGGGTGGCCGGGTACGTTCGACGTTGACTACTGGCGGACGTACACCGGGTTCGCCACGCCATCGGCGGCTTTCGACGAGTCGTTTGAAGAATCTGGCGGCTGGCCGGGGACAGAAACCATAATTACGGCCTGACACGCCGATAACACGACTTCTTCTTTGAGCACTTGGAGCGCACATGGCTTACGCTGATTGGGATACGATCACTGGCACGAACTTGGCCATCCTGAACAGCTCGCTGTCCAGCCCCCTGCCGGGGAGCGCGGGTTCGTTCTGCCGCCAGCTTGGCGCGGACAACGGCCCCGCGACGCTGATGGTGACGGCGGCTGTCTCCGGTGGCGCCCTCGTCGACATCCCGATCACAAAGGCCATCCGCGCAGAGGGCTACATCCGCCGCGCCAACAACACAGGTGGTTTCGCTGGCGGGTTCTTCGTGAAGTGGTCTTCCGCTTCAGGCCCTGCTGCCAACGGCTACGGCATTGCCTACGACGCGAACCCTCAAGCCGCCGTTCTGTTCCTCAACAACGGTACGTCGGTGCCCCTTGCCCACACGGGGAACATCCAGACCACTTGGCTGTCGTTCCGAATGGACGTGTTCCCCTTGAGCACGACCGGCGACCAGATCGTCGTGTCTCAGGAAACGAGCCCCGGCAGCGGCGTCTACGTCAACATTGGCATCAACGGTGGTCTGCCTGACGACGGCTACTTCGTTTCCAGCGCCCTGCCCACCTATGCCCCGTGGGGCGGCACCAACAGGTGTGGCCTGTCGACGGCTGGCCCTTATGGCCAAGCGGGCAGCGTCTATCTTGACGTGGTGCGGTTCTCAGTGTCCACGGCGCCCTGATTGAAACGCGCCGAAGCGGTGTTACAGTCCATATGCGCGATGCCGGTTCTCTCTCCCCCCCTGTTCCGGCATTGGGCGGCGCCCCTCATACAGCTCCCCCCGCTGTGCGAGGGGTGTTTTTTTGTTTTTTTTCAAGAGCAGAAGTCCTGTTACTGATGCTCCATGAGCAAGCCCGACGGGTACTACTGCCGAACAACCAATGTCACGTGGACCGACCGGATTCACCACGTCCGCGAGTGCTGGGGCGACTACCCGTGCCTTGCGCAACTGATCCCCGTCTATACGCCTCTGGCCGTGCCCGAGGTGACGACGTGGGGCGCTTCAGGCGGCGACGAGGCCGTGTGCTGTGAACACATCGAGTGCGTTGACGGCAGCGGAGGCGGAGGCGTGCTGGACTACAGCTTGGGCTCCGATGCATGGCGGGAGTGCGCCGCCAGTGTCTATGACAACGGCGAGATCCTTGTCCACGAACCTGTCGAGGGACGCCCCGACTCCTTCGCGTACAGGAACTGTAAGGACGTTGCCTCGGCCATCCGGTTCGTCGCTGAGGAAGAGCAGTGACCCTGTTACGACCTCCTCAGAGGAGCAAACCATGAAGATCCGTGCTGTCCGTGTTTGCCCGGGGGCTCTCCCGGAGTTGGTCGAGATCGAGGACACCCTCTCTGCCCTGCAGGCCGAAGTCGGTGGCTGGATCGAGGCTCTGGGCCTCGGCGGTGGGATCGATGCGATGGTCAACGAGGAGGGCCTGCTGAAGAATCTTCCCTTCAACCGCTACTTCGCGACCCCATATGGTCCTCGCCCGGTCGTCGGTACCGCCATCCTTGTCTCCTCAGACTCAGAGGGGAACACGATCGGCCTCGACGACAAGCAGGTCGACCGCATCATGAAGATCGTTGTCTAGGTGCCAGTCGAGACGCAGCGCGCAATCACTGGTATGAGAGGTTGGATGCAGAACCTAGTGACGCGCGGACAGCGGTTCGCCGAAGCGACCTTCTTTGAGTCAAAGCACGTCAACGCAACGGCGCTGATTGAGACGGACCGAGACTTGATCACGCTGACGGTCCCGTCCTCCTCGTTTGAGGATGGGGAGGAGGAGGATGCCCGAGCCGTCTTCCGACAGGCAGTCGATCAGGTGGTCGCGCAGTCGGTAGTGTCATCCGTCATCGTCATCGCTGAGGTCTGGTTCCAAGTGGAGAGTCGCCTCTCATCCGGCATTCACCCTCCTTTGAGGAACCTGCGGCGAGAAGCGGTCGTGGTCCACGTCGAAACCGCGAACCAGTTTTCTGTGACACTGATCGAGATTGACCGCTTCAATCCTCAACCTCGCCTCGGTCCGTGGCGCTCTGTGTCGTCTATCTACCTCCCGGGACTGACGGGCTTCCTGCCGAAGATGTCCGACCTCAACATCAATTGAGAGCAAACCCCGATGCAGACTCCGATCGACGATCCGACTCTCCGCGCTGTCTACAACGTGCTCCTTGAAGCAAAGGGAGTCCCTGTCACCTCGCGTGAACTGAAAGACGCTGCTGGAATGCACTGGCAGGTCGCGGTCCGAACGCTGGTCAACACCTTCGGTGTGAGGATCGAGACCTTCCTCGGAGGCAGCGGCAACCAGAGCTTTCGGTTGCTGGAGCCGATCGCGCCTGCGGTCGAGGCCGTAGAGCCTCCCGCCACCCAGAAGCATCCCGGGATTGACCCTCTCGTCCGGGGCCCTCAGCTGCTCACGGAGCCGTTCCCGCTGCCCTACCCGGACCCAGCACCACCGACGATCAACCCACCAGCCACTACGCTCGTGGGGGCGATGCTCCCTGACATGGTGGCGTCATGGCAGAAGCAGCACGGCGACCGGCCTACAGGCATCGTCCTTCCCTTCGCCCTCAAGTCCAACCTTCGGGAGTTCACGACAGACATCCGGCGGCTTGGGCTTCGAGTTTTCTTTGGGGATGTGACAGAGGCGACCTTCGTGTTAGAAGGAACGGCCCTCCTCTACGAGGACGCTCACACCCGACCACGACCAGACGCCCTCTACTGAACCAGACGCCGGAGTCCGCATGTCCGAGAAGATTGCCCCTCTGTTGGAAGGGCAGCGGTGGAATCTCCTTCGCGGGGACTGCCTCGACGTCCTGAAGACGATCCCCGACAACTCGATTGACGCTTGCGTGACGGACCCTCCATACGGACTGTCCGACGACGTCGACATCCGCAAGGTCATCCGTCAGTGGTTCATGGGGAACGCCTACAAGCACGACAAGGCGGGCTTCATGGGCGCCTGCTACCACCCAGATACAGAGGTGCTTGGACCGTCGGGATGGAGACGTGTCGGCGATCTGCGAGTCGGCGAGGAGGTGTACACGCAAGCTGATGGTCGACGCTTGACTGTTCCTGTGGAGCGAGTCTACGCCTACGACTTTGACGGCGATCTCCTTCGTGTTGGTGGTCGAAGCACCGCGCAACTGATCACCCCGAACCACAAGCTGTGGGTCCACACGAAGAGCAAGGGTTGGCACTTCGCGGAAGCTGCCCACCTGACCGCGTCTTTTCGAGTCGACAATCAGGCTCTACCATCACCGGCCTCCGACTCTCCTCCGGCGACGATTCGCATCGGAAACGACGACTTTCCAGCAGACTCTTTTATGCATTTTTTAGGGCTGTGGCTGGGGGATGGCTACACAGTAAACAGGACCAACAACGAGAAGTCGCGGAAAGACTTCTTCGGCGTATCCGTGACCAAGGACCGGAAGGTTCATGCGCTACGAGCCGCGTTTGGTGGACTCGGCATCGATTTTACCGAGCGCCCCGACGCCCAAGGCCGGACTCACTTCCACAGTTACCACGAAGGGCTGTTGAAGTGGTTGAAACCCATCGGTAAGGCTGCCGATAAGCTCGTTCCAAACGACCTGCTGCAGACGCACTCGGTCTTGTTGGAGGCTCTGTATCGAGGTCTCATCGAAACAGACGGCACCGTTCAAGGGAAGGGCCAAGAGGTATTCTTCACCTCCAGCAAAAAGCTACGGGATGACTTCCAACACCTATGCTTCTTGACGGGGAGGTCGTGCTGCTTTTCGGAGAAACCTCCGCGTTCCCACTTTTGGTGGGATGGCGAAACGACGCGTGAGTTCAAGGCGAACGGCCCGTCATATGTGTTGTCTGTGCTGCAGCGAGGTCGGGGCGTCTGCTGGTTGGAAAGAGATGGTCGCACGGACCGCCCCCAGCCTGCAGCGGTTCAGCCTGTTCCGTACAAAGGAGAGGTGAATTGTGTCGGACTGACAGAACACCATCTGCTGCTCACACGCTTCGATGGAAAGACGGTGTGGAGCGGAAATTCGTGGGACTCCTTCGTCCCCGGC